TTAATATGCAAAGTTTGACTTGGATTATTTTCATTAATACCAAGCCCTGCTGATGCTAATATTGCTAACTGTGGAGCATTAGATGTTTTTCCTACTTGTATTACACCATAACCACCTGCACTTCTTGAACTGTCATTGAAAAAATCAAATTCTATTTTGCCTTGAGCTACTCCTGTTTCTGCACTTACTCTAGATGCGTGACCATCTGTTGTGCTTGAACTAACTGCCTTAATCATATAATCATTGCCATTAGCTGTGACTGCACCTGTGGTTGTTACTGCACCTGCAAAAGTAGCATTTCTTGATGCATCAAAACTTAATGCAGTATTCTCCCTTTGCATTAGTTTAAACGTACCAGTTCCTGAACCACCATAAACTAATCCTGCATTGGTATCACCAAATTTTATCATAGTACCAGCAGATGTGGTATTATCAGACTTTACACCAGAATTTGCAAGATATAAACTTGCATCACCATCAAGATAATTAGTATCAGTATTTATAACAGAACTTGCAATCATTCTACCTGCAAACGTAGCATCACCATTATTATCAATTTTAAAATCAGTTGAACCGGTAGTATTTAATCTTATCTCATTCCAACCACTATCACCAATAGTTATATATCCACCTGCTGTACGTTCTAAGATATTGTTGCCTGCTTCATCAGCTAAACCTTTTCCTGCTGTATCAATAACAATATCTACGCTTGATGTAATAGTTGTTCCATTGATAGTACCAGAGTCAATATTGACATTAGTCATAGCGTTTGAGCCAAAGTCTGAAGTATTGTTAATATCTACTGTGCCATTGAATGTTGCTGTTCCACTTGCATTTATCGTTGTAAACGCACCTGTACTTGCTGAGTTACCACCGATAGGTGTTCCATCAATAGTCCCAGAGTCAATGTCTACGTTATCCATGTCAACGCTATTAAAGTTTATAGCAGAACCTTCAATAGTACCATTGACTTGCAAATTTCCTTGCATTTCTACGTTTTTAGCAAATTCAATTCTTTCACTACTATTAGTAGTAGTAAACTTCATATAAAAATTTCCACCCTCTTTAATAGAAAGCGCAGTATCTACATTGTCAGGAATAGATATTTTATTTTTATCATCACCATTAGAATCTGTTAAATTTATATGAAAACCTTGAGTAGCTGATTCTTCTTCTAGGTTAGCTAATCGCAATGTACTTGATGAAGGAAATGAAACTTCAGTTTGTGATATTTGAAATGGACCAGCAGTTCCTTCTCCATCTGTAATATTAGCTAAAGACCCATCTATACCATGAGTATCATCATCTACTCTTAGTAATGATTTATAACTATCTTGTATTTTTTTATCTACTAAACCTGCCATAATTAAATCTCGTTATACACATAATCATTGTGTTCGTTAAATGTTAATGGAGTTTTATTCCATTTTCTAAAATAATATACAATTCTATAATTATATATTCTGTCAAATAGTAATTTTTGTGATAATATCATTTTAAGAACGTAACGTCTGATACATTTGTTGCTCCACCTGTAACAGTAGAATACCATCTATATACTTTAACTGGTATTATTTGTCCAGAAGCAACATTCCTAAATTCTAAAATTGTGCCTGCTCCACTAGCTCCAACACCAACTCTTAATGAACCACCAGTACCTACATAAACTCCATGGTAAGGAGCGCCTGCTAAATCAGAGCTGTCGCTAGCTGATGCAAGTGGTAATCCACCGTCAAATAAAAGAGTTTCTACAGCAGTTTTTATGCTAGCACTATTTTCTTCAGCAACTTCTAGTCTATTGTTAGCATCTACGCTAGCAGTTTCTGAGCCATCTGTTAGCTTAACATTACCTATAGTATTTGTACCTGCTGGTATGCTAGCAACTACATCTACTTGCATTTCACTACCGTCAATCGCATCATCAATTTTTTCTACAGCCGTTTTTATAGCGTTAGAATTAGTTTCTACAACATTTAAGTTATTAGAACCATCTACGTTTGCTATTTCATTACCGTCCGATATTTTTACAGAGCCAATAATATTAGAACCAGCAGGAATTGCGCTAGCTATATCAACATTACCTATATTGTTATCACCAGCAGGCAAGCTAGCAACAACGTCAACTTGCATTTCACTACCTGATATGGCGTTATCTATAAGCTCTACGGCTGTTTTAATAGCATTTGAGTTAGCTTCTGTTACATTTAAATCTCCTGCTGTAGCTTGTACAACTTCTAATCCAGAAGTACCTGTTGTATCTACAGTAATACTTGAACTTCCATCATCTATTGATAGAGTTGTACCACCATCATCTACTGTTATAGAGCCACCACCATCGACAATCGTTGTTGATGTACTTGACAGAACATCTACTTGGAGGTGACCATCGCTATCAACTAATGGTACATAACTTGTACCACTACCAGCTTTATTGGTATTTCCAAAAATTAAAACACTATCATTAGCTTTATCAAGACTGACATCAATCGCAACATCTGAGCCTTCTGTGGTCAGAGTTACGTTATCAATGTCTACTTTGAGGGCATCTTCGGCAGTATTAAGAACCTTATTTATAGCTTCTTTTACTGTATATTTTTGTATAGACATCTACACTATCCTTTTTTTTTACGTCAATAAACTTACCGTGCGATAGATTTCACATGGTCTATTTGACTGTATAATTTATGCATGCTAGCTTGTGCTAGCAAAGTTAAATCTTATTCTTCTTCAACATTCATTAAGCGCTTTGCAGTTTTTAAACCTTCACCCCTACCATAATCTCTTGTAATTTTTGATATAACTGTATATTTAGCCCAAAACTTTTTATCTTTAAATCCTTTTAAATTTTTAAATTGACTTATAAATTCTATCTCTTCTTTTTCCGTCATCCCCTCAGTAAGAACATGTCCTGCTAATCTATAAGCTCTCATGATAGGTTTATCGCTTTGTAATCTTTTATAAAATTTTTCGTTTATTTTTGAAATTTTTAATTCTGAAATTTCTTTGTAATAATTTGCAATAAATTTAAATTCTTCTTCTCCATATCTTTGAATTAAAGTTGTATTTGTCCAATTAATATAATCACTATACAATTCTTTTCTCTTTTTTTCTGTTTTAGCATTTTTGAATCTTATAAAAAATAAATCTACTTGCTCTTTATTTTGCTCTCTAATTAGATTTTTTTGTTTTGTTGCATTTTGTATTTCTTTATTTTCATACCAATCATAAGGTTCTACAGGTTTTATATGTTTATTAACAAGAGTATTAAGACCAGGAATAGCTTTAATTTTATTGCTAACATACTCATCCATATAATCTATTGTTTCTGGGTCTAAATTTTTTCGTAAATCAGAATAATTATTTTGTAAAGTATTCCAAAAAGGATTTCCTTTTGCTACTGTTCTATTTATTGAGTATTGAAGCCTTGCAGGACTCATGTCAATAGGAGCAATATTAGCAATATCTTTTATCCATAATTGCTCTGGCACTTTGCTTCTATTAGTTTCATCTTTAAGAGTAGGAACTATTTGTCCTTTATATATTTTTCTACCATACAAATCAGTATTTGCACCTAAAGCAAGAGCAACATGTACAATAGGTGCTAAACTTGAAAATTCTAAAGGAGAAAGGTTTTGTAAAGTATTTTCTAAAAATTCTGAATTATCAAAATAAAAAGGATTACCATGATATGAACTTTTTAATTTAGCATACGATGTTGAAACGATTTTTTGAATATTATCTTTAGGTATAAAAAGAGAAGTTGGAAATTTTTGACCATTATTATCTATATGTTTATATGATATAGGTATTACAAAATTATTGTACATATCATATGGTTTTATTCTTCTGTATATTTCACGTCCTTCTTCTGAACCATAATAATTTTCTTGAAGAAGATGCTCTATAGCAAATAATTGTGCAGTTTTTTGAGCTAATTGAACTTTGTTATTTTTAAATGCTTTAGCATATCCTCTTGTAGCTTGTATAGAAGTAGCAAAATATGGAATTACAGTATCCATAGACCTTCCGTATGAACCAGCTCTCGAAAAATCTAAATAAGACCTTGATAAAAAAGTAGCATCCTTTGGAGACATTCCGTTTAATAAAGCCCTTCTTCTTACTGCAAGCCTTGTAGTAACTTCTGATGCTTCTCCAGCAACGCCTAAAGTCCATTTTAATGCTTGCGCAACATCTTTTCCTAAAACTTTTAAACCTTTATCAAATCTAACGCTTTTTAAAAATCCAAATTCTCCATTTCTTGTTAACAGAGAAGTTGCTCCTCCCTCATTTATCCAATCACGATAATTTTTAGATGTTCCGTACAAACTTCCACGCACATAATCTGGAAACGATTTTGCAAAATCGTTAAGAAATTGTATTCCTCCAAAAGGCAAAAAATTATTATATAATTTATCTTGTGTTAAAAGTATATATTGAGCATCTCTAACTATATTTGTAACAGCAAATATAGGATTATAACCTGTAGCAGAAGCTTTCAAAACTTTAGTACCTGAAACCCAACCATAAAAACTTTTTTCTAATGGCAAAACTTTAGGGTCTTTTGTTACCCATCCTTCAGCAAAATTTTCTTCTAATGCTAATTTTTTAACAGAAGCATCTGTATCTCTATAAGAAATTTCAACATAACCTTTTTTTAATGGCTTCTTTTTTGTTATTTCATACCCTAATGCAAAATCAGTTCCTTCTGTTTCTTTAATTAAATTACTCAAAGATAAATTTGCATCATTTTTAAATTTTCTATTAACAGCAGAAGTAATTGACATTCTCATTAAACCTTCGCTATCGCTATATAAAGCTCCTTTATCACCTTCTTTTAATTCATAGCCATTATCGTAAGTAATTCTTCTTTTATCTTTTATTAAATACTCTTGCTTACCAGACATTTTATCAATGTATTGTTTTGGTTCATAATCTCTGGCTTTTAAATCGTCTGCTTCTTGCTTTGTTATTAAATTATTATCAAACAAATCATCGACCATTACTCTCATTTCAGCAAAATATAAATTAGCACTTTGTTTAATTTTTGCAAAAGAGTCATCTGACAATGGAGTTATAACTCTAAAATCTTTATCTAAATTTTTAGATGTTAAATATCTACCATCCTGTGCGTAATCATAATTTTTAATTCTTTTTAATTCTGCGTCTATTTCTTTTAATCTTTCTTCATTAGGAGAACTTTTTTTTTCTTCTGTTAAAGAAATTACTTTTTCATCTTGATATCTTTTTAAATCTCTTTCATTTCTTGCAATTATATAATTATCAAGAGCCTGTCTTTCTGTAGGATTTAAATTTCTATATATATCCCTATCTATTTGATTAAGTTTTATGTTAGCTTTTTCATTGTAACCACTAATAAGATTTTTATCTCTTCTTGCTTGATAAGCAAGTTTACCAAGCTCTGGGTCAGAACTTTTTTCAATTTTTTCTAAAAAAGAATCTGTAACAAAAGATATATCAACAAATTTTTTCCCTAATTCATTTTTAAAACTTTTTAATGTCTGAGAATTTTCTGCTTTTCTTGTTGAATTTGCTTCAGCATTACTTACCATAGCTTCAGCTAAATCTTTTTGACTTTTTGTTCTAGCTTTACCAGCATCAATCCAATCTTGAGGTCTTGAAGTTCCCATAATTGTAGTAAGTATTTTACTATCTAAAATTTCTGAACCAACACCGTTATAAACATTTTTTACATAACTAGCAAATTTTTTAGCATCTGGTTTAAATAGTCCAAATCCACCTTGCAAATTACTAACAAAAGCATCTTGTCCTATTATGTCAACATTTTTGGCAATTAAAGTAATAGATTTTTGTCTGCTTTTATTTAGTGATTCTATTTGTAAGGGAGTAGCTTGAATTTCACCTTCTTTAATTCTTAGTAAAGTTTGTTCTACTTCAGCTAAAGACTCAGATACTTTAGCTACTTCTTTTTGTGCAGTTTCAATTTGTCTTTCTTTAAATCCTTGAGATTTAACATTTGTATCTTTAGATAGAAATTGATTTATTTCAACTAAGTCTTTTGCTTTTTTACCAGTTACATTTTCAACAACGGTAGGTATTACTTGAGGATTTTCTTGAAAATGCCTTACCATAGCTTGTGTATTTTTATCATACTGTGCTATTTGTTCAGGAGTTTTGTCTATTAATTTTATAGCATTAGAAGAAATTGTTTGAGCTTTTTTCTTAGCTAAATTTAATGCTCCTTTAGATGCAACGTCTAATGTAATGTATGCTTTCGGATTTAAATACATTGCACTCATTATATACGGAACAGGGCTTTCTGCAAAATTCTTTTTAGCTTGCGCAACTTTTTCTGGTCCTATTCCTTCAATAGAAGCGTAAGGTAGGGGAACTGTTGCTAAAATAGCATCATTAATTATGTATGGAGTTTGTTTCCAACCCATAACTATATCTTCCCATAACTGTTCTCCACCTTTGCCTGAAATTGCAAATTCTCCTAATCTTTGTGCAAAATCTCCTAATCCAACAAAAGTTTCTTGCAAACTAGGTAAAAAATTATCTAAACCTCTTTTTAAACTACCTTCTGGAGCATTTGAACCTACAACTTGTCTATAAGCTTGCGCCCACGGAACTCCTTGTTTTTTTAAATCAGATATAGTTGGAGGAGCTTGTGTTAAATTAAATTCTCTACTTCCAGATTGAGATATTTCATTGATTTTTTTTTCAATTAAAGTAGGATTATTTGGGTTTATTTCATATAAAGGTCTTTCATCATTAACGTGTTTTGTTTTTTGAGGCAAATTATACTCATTTAAAACATTATAAAACTCTCTGCTTTTACCTATATATACTGTATCTTGATTTTCAAATTGTGATATAAAATTATTTACAACACCAGTAGATTCTGATATTGCAAATGGAGAAATTTCTTTTTGAAATCCTTTATAGTCTGTAATTACCTTATCATTATAATCAGTAACAACATTAACATCTCTTGTATTTTGAAGGCTCCCTAGTTCTCTTATCCTTGTTATATCAAATAAATTATTATTTTCTAAATCAGTTTCAAGAATATTTTTACCATCTTGCAATCTCAATGTTTCGTCAATAACTGCTTGCGTGACATCATTTTGTTTTCGTGTAATTGTTTTAGATATATCTTCAGTTTCCCAGTAAGGAGTTAATGCTTTAACATATCTGTCTTTTATTTGATTTTGTTCTTTTGTAATTAATTGATTTGGTAATAATCCCATGCTATATATGCTAGCAAACTTTTCTATATCTCCTTCAGATGTATTATATATATTTTTAATTACATCCATAGTTGCATTATCTCCATCTTTTTTATTAGGAAATTGAGCAGTATATAGTTCTCTATTATCTGGATTAATTTTTTCAGGAAGCTTTGGTCCTCTTACAGCGTTATATTTTTGTGCTAGCTCATTAGTGTGAAAAACATTGCCTATATTATTAGTTTCAGCAGTTTTACCCTTTTCTCCTTTCCATTCTAACTTACCAATTACATCTTTTATAGATGTAAAGTCTGGAGATTTTTCTTCTTTAAAAGAACTTGCCCAATCAACTTTATTTTTTACTTTTTCAACTGCCGAATCTATAAAAGGTTCTTTTTTTAAAAAAGATTTAGACCAATCAACATTACTCATCTAAAACTCTTTTTGGTAAATTAGGATATTGAAATATACTAGAAGATTGAGTATTTAATGTTTGTGTATTAGTAGACTCTGATTGAGTTGTTGCAAGTGAATTTTTTAACGCTTGAATCATTTGCTCAAAAGAATTTTGTTGTTTTGGGTCTTTCATTTCAATTTTATATGCAGTTCTTAAATTACTGGATTCTGGTGTTTGCAAATACTCATACATTAATTCTTGCGCACCTTTTACTGGCATTATTCCATTCATAGGCATGCCTGTCTTGTCTACTATATTAAGATATTTTTTAACCTTTTCTTTTGTTATTCCTGCATTTTCAAAAGTTCCATTATCATACATATTTTGTATATCTTTTTCTGTAAAATATGCTTCTGTTTTTTCAAAATCTGGTTCTTTTTCTGTAGATGAAATAATATTTATATCATTAAATGTATAAGTATTAGATATGCGTGCAGGAACTTTTTTAAAAGCGTAATTTAAAGTAGGAGAACTACCTTTTAATACAGAATTTTCAGCATTTGTAATAGTCTGTTCTTCTTCTTCTTTTGTTAATAGTTCTTTTGTTTCTTGTTCTTTAGCTTTTCTTTCTCTTGTAAATCTTTCTTCTAATCCTTTTAAACTGCTAGTTCTTCGTTCTTCTTCTTCTTTAACAAATTGTTGTACAGATTTATCTGTAATACCAAATTTTTTCATTTGACTTTCAGCTTCAGCATATTGCTCTAATGTATCACGAGCTTTAAACTCTCTTAATATTTCAGAAGGTTTAATTTCTGTAATTTCATTTCTACGTGCTTTTTCATTTTTAACAATATCTTTTATAGCATCAAATCTTTGCTGTTCTGACTCACGTAATGATGAGCTAACTTGACCTGAAGTCTTTTCAATATATTCTGATAATAACTGAGAAGTTGTTGACATTATGAATACCTCGCACTTTGAGCATCTAGCCCTACTATTTGAGCTAATAAACCTTGTCTAGTACTTTCTGCCGAACCAGTAATATTAGCAAATTCTTTTTCTAATCTTAAATCTTCATTTCTTAAAGATAAATCTAGCTTTGAACTAGCTCCTTCTCTTTCTTTATTTAATAATTCCATCGCAGTTCCAGATTGAGCTAAGTCTTGTGTTCCTAATACAAAATCAGATTTTCTTCCTATATCTTCTGACGCATTTAAAAAATTTAAAAATGTATCTTCTTTTTTAACATCAGAACCTTCTAATGCTATTTCTAATTCAATGCCTTCTGCTTGACCTACATCGTTTATAGCAGAACGTAAAAGTTGTTGTTGACTATCTATACCACTTTTCACTCTTCTATTTATATCTCGACCTTTAAAAAACCCAAATATACTAGAACCTACATCAAAAGCTAGCTTACCAGCCGTTAAAATTGGTAATGCTGGATTATATTCTTTTAATCCTGTTTCTGGATTTATAGTACCAGAACCATATTCTTTTACTACTTCTTCAGCATCTAATCCATATTTATCTAATATACTAGCTTCATCTTTACTAACATGAGCTAGCTCTCCATCAACGTATCGTAGCTCTGTATCACCATATCTGCCTTTTGTTTTTAAATGATTATATAAATCTGTCATTTTCTTAACCTTCCAAATATTCCACGTCTTTCTTGTTTTGTACCTAGTATATTATCAACATCAATACCCATTGAGCGATAATTTTGCAATGTCATATCAGTTTGCTGTGTTAACTCTTGAAATGGAGTTGACTCCATTAATTGTTCTCTTTCTCCTCCTATTAAAACTCTACCTAGTTGTTCTTCTGTGCTTTGTATAGTGTCTAAATAAGATTCCATAGTACCACCAAATTTATCGCTAATATCTGTACTAACATCTTTAAATGAATTAGTATTTACATCAAAAAATGTATCCTCACCTATAGACTTAGCTTGTTCTCCTCTTAATACAGCTTCTCCAGCTTGCTCTTGATTAGTTAAAAAAGACATTAAACTACCTTCAAACCCACCTCTTTTTGCAGTTTTAAACTGTTCATTGGTTTTAGCTATGTCAATACCTGCTCCTAATGTAGAGCTTATTGCTCCAGTTATTCCTGCAATTTCTCTTTTTTCTATATCTGCTTCTATCATAGCTCTTCTAGTAAACATATTAGCCATACGACTAGCACCGTATGCTTGACCTCTAAGTTTTCCTAATTTTCTTGCTCTTGTCGACATATTATGTACCCATTGGTGTTAATGTTGTTTGATATAATTGATTACCAACACGGATAAATTGTATCACGTTTGCTCCAACTTTTCTAAAAACAGGAACACCATCTTGCAATTCAGACAAGGTTGGTTGACCTAAATCAACAAACTGTCGTTCTTGACGTTGTGCTATTGATAGTCGTTCTTCTCTATTCTTAGGCATTATCGTGGACTTTTTTCCCTGTAAATTATGGAAATATCACTTAAAATAAAATTACTATCTGTACTACCTGAAAGTTTTACTTGAAATGAGTTTATGTTACGTGCTTCAGAGGACGTGTTGGGTTTTAATTCTAATGTGCTAAAATCTGATTGATTACTTAATTTTGGATATACTATAATATTATCCCAAATAGTAGTATCTCCATTATCTTGAACGCCACTACCTTCATATAATATTAAAAAAGTAGTAGTACCAGTTGCTGTAAAAGTAAAATTAAATTTAGTATCTGATGTCATAGCACTTTGCGAACCTAAAACACCAGAGCCAAGCGAACCAGATGTTCCTACTTGAACTAATCCTTGGTCAGCAGTACCTTTAACAAAATTACCACTAACATTATAAATAACACCAGATTCTGTTGTCATTGTATAAACAGCTTTTGCATTAGATGAACCACCAGAAGTAATTACTAATTGATTAGAACCGTTTACACTAAGAGTAGCTGTACTATCTGCATTCCACCCTACAGTATTACTATCAAAATTTCCATTGTCTACAAGATTTGATGTTAAAAGAACTTTATCTAAACTACTGCCACCATTTACATCAAAAAAAACATCAGGTGTATTTCCACTAGCGCATTTATATGATAAAGATACTTTACGTACATGTTTTTTTGTAGCAGGATTTCCAAAGTCAAAGTCTTTTGTATTTAAAGTTATTGTTTGATTTTGCGAAACATTATCCCATTTTCTTATTAGAGCTGACGTTGTATTGCTAGCACCTTTATCTAAAACTATTAATTCTTGGTCTTTGTCTATTGCAAAGTTTGTAGACACATGGCTAGTTCCTGAATCTCCTTTTGTCCAGCTTCTAGTTGGTATGTGATATAAATACATATCATCAGTAGTGTTTGTTGAGTCCATAACAATAATAACTCTATTTTTTGGAGAATAACCTACTGTAGTTGTACTGTTTACAAATGCTTGCCATGTAGAGTCTTTAATAAGCTTACCGTTACGCTCTTCTAAAAGATTTATAACATTTCTACCGTCGTATAAAAAACATCCATTTTCATTTACCCATGCTACACCAAAATCAGTTTTAGTAACAGCATAAGGACCAGCACAACCTTTACCAATAAATGTATCTTCTAAAAACTCAAACTCCTTTGAAATGTTTATAAGATGCATTTTTTTATTTTTAAACTGCAATATTCTATCTGCATACTCTTGTAATGCTGTAATATCATCTCCATCATTTACCGTTACATCTACAAAGTCAGTAGTAGAAAATTGAGAAAACTTATTAACTCTTGATTTAAGCATTCTGTCGCTATACAATCTTGTTGTGTTTCCATCGTTATACTTAACATTCCCTAAATAAACTTTTCTGTTAGCTACGCAAGATGTTTTATATCTTATACCAGTAGCTAAATTATTGGGAGAAACCCCATTTAATATTTCATAAGTTACATGCGCTAAGTCACTAGGGTTTGTAAACGGACCTATATCTATTAATGAATCAAAAGTTGAAGCACTAATTGTAGCGTCATCTACTGGTTCTTCGAAATCTTGAGAATAGTAAGAGCTAGTGCCAACTTTGTATCCTTTTTCAAAATCTATATCTACTACTAAATGATGTGAATTAGAATATATATTATCTGTTTGATTCCAATATATTCGCATACCTTTATATTGATTACTTATATCTGTATCTAATACACCATGATTACTTTGATGCAATAACCATATTTTAAACGCTAATTGACGATTTGAATCTGTAGTAAAACTACTGTAACTGTACTCTTTTAATTTTGTTTCAGAACCATCTCTTAAAACGTAAGAATAATAAAGTTTAAAATTAGTACTTGTTATATCCCAAGTTCCTGTATGGTCAGCATCTAATCTTACAATAGCATGTTGAGTTGAAGAATTTACTGTTGGGTTTGCTTCAAATTTTACCTCTGCGTTTTGAGATGGAGCAGATAAACTATTTGAATAGTCTGTCCATGCAGTTATGTTTCTTGTTCCGTTAGTAGCTTCAGTATATGGATGATAGCTAGCTTTTATATACTCTCTAATAGTAGGAACATTAGAGTTAGCAAATACAGTATCAGTAGCATATAATCTGCCATCTACATTGTGAAATATTATTTTAGCATTCGAACCTGCACCTAAATCCATAACTCCTGTAAATGCTTGTGAATTATCACTTTGGTCTATTATTTGCATGCCTTGATTTATAGTTGGGCTAGCAACAACTATAACAGGAAATGGTTCTACATTACCAGATTCATCAAAGTCAGTAGAATATGTATGCAAGTTGTAACCTGATATTGTATCAAAATCTGATATTACGCTAGCACTTATAAAAGAAGAAAATGTTCCCATAGTTCTAATTTGACCACGCTCATCAACCATTAAGTTGTTAATATCAGCTACTTCGTCAGGGTCAATATCTCTAGCTAAAGAGTTATTGTTTAAACCTCCATCAAACTTATCTATTTTAAAGACTTTTTTGGGCATTAATTTTCAATCAATACTTGTAAGGATTCTTTGTATTTTGTATCAAATCTTACATACTGGTCTTGATACCAGCTATACTCTCTTACATATCTATCAACTTGTTGTGAATAATTCTGTATATCTGCTGAATAAGTACTTATTTTTTCTTGAACTTTAGCTGAGTAGTTTTGAGTGCTAGCTTTAAAGTTTTCTACTTCTAGTTGATAGTCTTGTATCGAAGCTTCTAGTGTTCTTACAGCATTTTGAATTGAAACATTGGTAGCTTCTCTCATTTTAGCTATGCTAGCTCCTGTAGATTCACGCATTTTAGCTATACTAGCATTTGTTGATGCTTGCATTTTAGAAATACTAGCACCAGTAGATTCTCTCATTTTTGCTACCGAGGCATTTGTTTTACTAGATATGCTAGCTTGTTCTATATCACCATCTATTCTCGCATTTGTTACGTTAGCTTCAGTAGCAAGTCTTGCGTTAAGAAAAGCTTCTTCATGTGCATTTTTTGCATTTTCTATGCTAGCACGCATTGCATTTTGTGCATCTGTTACTTCTGCATTAAATGCAGTTATATAACTTCTAATCTTTTCCATTTGTAACTGTGCTAACTCTGCATCTTCTTCATTTTCAATAAACTCTGCTGTAATATCCCACCATTTGTCGTAATCAATTTGGTCAGCATCAGTATTTACAGTTCCGTCTGTCATTGATAAAAGGGTTTTATCTCCAGCGCTACCCTCTATAGTTGGTGAACTATAGCTTGCACTTGAACTTTCTGAGGATGTAGTAGCACCTGCACTTGAAGTAGTTGCTTGGGTTCTAATTTCACCAGTATATTCATTTTGAGCAGTATCTACTGCATCTTGAGCAACAGCTACTCCATCCACAGCGCTTGCTACATCATTAGTCAATGATGCATTTGAATAAGATATAGATGGTGCGTTTGGTGCATTTGGTGCAGAAATACCACTAAAACTTACACTAGGTGTAGATGGCAAAGAAGTTTTTACTCTTGCCATTAAATACTGAACTGCTTTTGCAGTAGCACCTAATACAATCACATCTTCTATGGAATCTGGTAAATTGTCGCTAGTAAATGTAAATGTTTGATTTGAGTTAGAAGCTGTAGCATTTTTGCTTAATTTAAATGTTGTACTGTTAGTAATTGATTGAACTACGCTTCCAGTTTGCACTCCAGTACCACTTACTGAAAACCCTACCTCAATACTTGAAGTGCTATCCATTGTTACAGTTGCATCTCCATCTGTGGTATCGCATGTAGCATCGCTTACTGTTGTTTGGCTTATATCACTTTGTGTTGCTGTTACAGTAGGAAAATTAACTGTTTCTAATCTTACTGCATTAGGACTAGATGAAGGTTCTGGAAAAACATGTACTTTACTATTTTTTACCGTGAATACAGGAGAGTCAACTGTTCCTGCAAACATACTGTTGGTATCTTTTGCTTTTCTAAAATATGCAGGACTTACTTCTCTGCATTCTACGTACTCTGTATCTGTGCCATGTTCTCTAACTACACTTAACAATTTATGATTTGATATATCTATACCATTGTAAATAAAATCAGAACTTTCTACGGAAAAAAATCCAAGCTTACCAATAGGCATAGCTCTTATAACTTCTGCTGAAGTATCTGTTAAAGCATCACCAAGAAAAGTGTCGTCTCCAACAGAACCTACATAATCTTCTATTCTAGCCTTAAAAGTACTCATTAGTATATAAAATCCTGTAATGGTTGTGGAATAATATCAGGTTTGCCTTCTCTACTATTCCTTGTTTCAATAAATTCTTTTTCAATCTTTTCTGCAATTCCATAATGACCACTACCAACTTGAAGTTGACCGTCTAGCAATAAAAAATGTGCTAGAGTATAATGTATACAAGCAGGTATAAGTTGGTCTTTTAAATCAACACTATCTGTTATAGCATTTTTAGGTAATGGATTAGCATAATAATGAACTTTTAATGTATCTCCTACATCAGGAGTTTTTGTTAAATTAATTTTAATACCTGTCAACGACCAAGTTCCACCACTTGTATAATCAACTTGATAACTTGCTCCTTTTATAGGTATTGAAAATGAATTTGCATCAATAACGTCAATTTTATGCATTACATCATTAACTTCACTACGCTCTCCTGTATCTGGTAAAAATCCAACTACACTAGATATTTTTATTTTATTACTAGACTCTAATCCATGAGAAGTACTTGTTACTACTACAGGATTTGACCTAGTCATAGCTGTTATAGAACCAGTAGTTGCTTCTGTTTCTTTTACAAAGTAACCAATATTTGTAATTAAATCTTCATCTGTTCCTTCTGCATATCTTCTTTCGCTAACAAAAGGTACATTTTTACTATCATTGCTCCCTGTCATAGTAACTTTATAAATACGCATGCTAGCATCTTCATTTGAAAGTTCATATGCATTAGTAGCTGACGTAGTAAAAGTCTGACTACTTACTTTTCTTGATACTCTTGCACCAACTTCTTGAACTTTAGCATCAAAAAACTGTGCTAATAAAGGCTCTGTTACAGGAAAACCTAATGCAGACTTTGTTAATCCTGCTTCTACCATTTCGTATGCTTCTTGATATCTCATTATGCTTTTCTTCTCCTCATACCTTTAACGTGTTTTTGAGATTTAGGTGGATTTTTTTTACTGCCACCCTTACCAGCCCAAAAAACTTTATTAGCCCACCATGCAGGAGATTCTTTACCTCTTGCAATATTTTTAGCATGCCTTGCTTTAAAACTTTTTCTTGCTTCAGGACTGTAGTTATGACCCATTCCTTGCGCACCAAAACGTATTATTTTTACATTTCCTGACTTTGTTCTTACAGCTACTATAGCTTTTTTAGTAGGATGATTTGGTGTTCTTTTAGGTTTATTTAAACCTGTAAGTCTATATTTTTTTAGTTTTTTCTTTTCTGAATCAGTCATAATACACTTTCTTGTTTATTGGGGGACAGATAAACTGCCCCCCCATAAACTGTTTTAGACAAGCTTCATGATTGCATGAGTTTGTTCCTGACGAATCTCAGGACCAGTCTCAACTAACCATTCATCTGTTTGACCATCACTACCATCTTGTACAATGTCTCTGCGAAGCTGGAAATCAGATTCAGCAAGAGTACGTACATCGAAGTTGTTAAAGTCAACAGCTAGAGCATAATCTTCGTAAGCACCTTTCATCATAGGATGAGGTATGAAGTTAAGTCTACCAACAGGTCCCATATATTCTAGGACTCTTACGCCAGCAACTATTTCTTCGCCCATCATTGTATTGATTGAGCTAGCATTACCTGCTCTGACCATAGCAGTAAGTTTTAACATCCATTTGTTAGATGCAAAAACTGTTTTTTCCATTGAACCGTCCATTGTGTCTTGGAAAATGTGTTCTACTACATTGTCAAAGTTATCAAGCGTACCAGAAGAGTTATTTAACTGCAATGATGAATCAACATCAGCATTGTTAGTTTGAATAACACCGTTACTACCACCTACACCAAATCCTGCAAATGTTCTTTTTGGATTAGCAGAACTTGAATCAAGACTGATAGCTCCATTGAAAAGCATTGCATGCTCTACATTTACTTTGATTTGTGCAAGCTTACGAGCTTGTAGTCTTGCTAGTTCTGGACCACCATACTGCTCAGATACCCTTGCAGTACGAGTGATTGTGTAAGGCTCACGGAAGATTTGAGTACAGTTCTTAAGTCTACGTACTTTTTTACGAGTCTCAGAACCTACTGAAGCACCTTCAGCGTAAGCACCTAAACCACCAGCTACCATGAAATAATCAGCATCAGCAAAGTTAACTTCACCAAATCCCATAGGATTATTTCCGTAGTAAGTTGTTGCAGTACCATTATCATAAAATTGACCAGCAGTTGCAACGTAAGTTAGGGTTAATACACCAGAACCATTAGCAGTAATCAAGTCCGTACCATCAGCAGTAGCTTCTACATTATATGCGTCTAAGCTAGCATGTGCATGCGCACCAATGAACTGAACATGTTTATCTGTTGGGCTTGAGATGTTAACATCTTTACCTATTGCTACACAAATTAAATGAGTAACAGCAGTATCTAAAGCACTACCAGAAACTGATGCACTATAAATGCCACCAACTTCAAATGCTTCTACTTGCGATTGCCTTCTTAATTTAACAACAGTATTATCTCCATTGATACCAGCAGTTGCAGTATCAGAGAGGTCAGATGATGTAGTGTCAATTTTGACACTTCTTTTCATAAAGTACTCATCTTCCATCCATTCAAAAATCGGTACAGGAGTTCCAACTGTCCCTGCACGACCAGATATAGATAGCAAAGGTGTTACAGACTCATTGTAATAATAAATCTTTGGACCTAATTCGAGTACTTGCCTTTGTGTGCCGTCTGTGAACTGAGTTGCAGTTCCAGCACCGTATGTATTTGGCATGTTACATACTCCTTTATTTTAGGGTTATTTGCTAAATTGCATTAGCCCCTTCATAAAGTCATCTAATTCTTTTTCTTGAGGTTTTTTAGCAGGAGTAGGCTTGCCTTCAACTGAAGCGCCACTTTGCACCTTTTCCATTTCCAAAACCTTTTTTGAATCATTTGTCTTAACATCTGAAGAGGATTCTGCATTATTATTTTCTTTTTCATTTAGAACCTTCCAGACCTTTACCATATTCGAAGTTGTAACATTTTCAGGGCTTTGCATGAATCCATAAAAAGATTTTATTTCATCATCGCTCATACCTAAAGATTTAAGCTCATTAATTTCAGCTTCTTGCGCTTTTACAGCACTTTCTTTTTGACGTACAGTTTCAAATTGTTGCATAGCTTTTTGAGCGCCTTGTTCAATCAACCACTCATCATATTCTTTTCTCCAAAGATTAGAAGGGGAACCTTGTAAAGATTCTTCCATTAAATCATATTCTTCAGGTTTTTCAGGTGGTCCATTTACTTCTTGCTTTTCAGCTTCATTTTGCAACATTTCAACAATCTTGGGATTGCTTTTTAACCATTCATCAAGTTTGTCAAGCTTTTCATATTTTGAAGATTTATTACGAAGTTCTCCTTCAGCTTTATCTTTTGCGCTTTGCACATTTTTATATGCATCAGCTAGCTTTTGTCGACCTTCTTGACTATCTTCAAATTTATTATCAATTAACCATTTCTTAACTTCTTCAACAGCTTCTTCTTGCTCAGTTATTTCTTCTTCAGAAAGCTGTGCAGTTTCTTCAGTCGTTGGTTCTTCTATCACTTCAGTTTCTTCTGAGCCTGTTACGCCTTCATTAAATTTACTTAATGCGCTCATCAGGTTATCATCTTTAACTATCTGCGTTTCATTTGTCGTGTTTTCAGACATTCGATGCTCCGTTTCCTATTTTTGGTTATCCTATACCCATCTGTTCATCAGAAGGTGTAGGAGCCTGAGGTTGTGAGTTAACCGTATTCGTCAATTCAGCTAAATCAATAGCTGTATCTTGTGTCATTTGTTTTTGTTTCCTCTCTTCATTCTTAGCCGTTGCCCTCAAGTTACTAACTGCTTGTTGTACTGGTTTTGTTGCTTCAGAGATTTCTGCTCTCATCTTTGTATGGAACAGTTCACGCTCTCTAGTCTGCAAATCTCCAGTCATAGCTTGTAGTTGTTTTTGAAGTTGTTGATTTTGCGCTCTAAGTTGTCCAATCTCACTCATACGAGCCATAAGCGCACTTTTATCTACATCTCCTTGTAATCCCATAATAACTTGTGCTTTGTCATATATACCAGCTTGCAATAATTGAATATCTTTTGCAAGGTCTGCTGTAGGACTCTTTGAACGAGTACTACCTATAACTACACGAATATCAACTTCAGCAGTTGTTACATCATACATACGCTCAATAGCAAGTGTATAATCGTTTATTACAGGAACATTAATTTTCATTTCTTTTTCTATTCCAAGAGGATTCATTACTCTAAGAACTCTTTCCTTATCATATACATAAGGAATATATTTTGATACAATCTTACCAACATTAGTAAGCATATCATATACAGGCAAAATCTTCCAGTTCTGTTTCCTTGAAGAAGCTTCATCTAAAATCCTTGCTTCTCCAAATGTCCCAACAGCTCCTGAGGGATTTCCTTGTTGAAATTTGTAAGCACCAAAAACAGTTTCTATATCTGTTTCATATCGTTGTTTTTCTACGTATAACTGACTACTAATAGCAGGTGGAGATAATTCTTTTATCTTTCCTTCTCTTAAAGCAGATGGATTAGCACGTATAATAGCATTTGGTACAAACCATTTTTCTAATTCTTCTGGGTCAATAGCACCATCTTCATAAATTAATTTAAAACTTGCTGTGCTTGTTGCATGTGAAATAAGTAAAGCTTCTGTCCTGTTTAACATTCTTTGTGGAGTTTTTGCATGTCTTACATCTCCAGCAGGATATGGATTTCCATTATGCTCATTACATGCAGGAACAATAGGATAATCTTCTATTGGAAGAACAATATCGTAAATCATTATGTCGCCAACAACAAATGTTTCACGAACTCTTGTTACATATATTTTTTCTTCATCTACTTGATTTTCTTTAACATATACTTTGTATCTTTCTGATTTTTTAAACTCATCATATTCTTCTTTAGTAAATGTTTTTTGTTTACCAGTAAGATTATCTGTTAATAAAACTTGTTCTTCGTTTACTTTAGACCAGCGTATGTATCTTCTAACTTTTGGCTGTCCATCGTCTGTTACGTCTGATTTTCTTATAATATCATCACGATTGTATTTAGAAGTAGCATAATCGTCATCTCTATAATCTTCGTTAGCTTCTTCTATCTCATCAGCATAATCTGGGAACATAACCTTCATTGCAGATTTTGTGCTTGTATCAGATAATATTATTGAGCTAGCATCTCTAAAAAATGGGTCAGTACAATTAGGGTCAACATAAATATTTTCTGGAGCAACTCTTTTAACTTTTATACCACCTCTACCTTGCTCTGCTTGCCAATCAGGATATACATACATATATCCTATTCCTTTGACTGTAAAATCTTTTACTATACTTCTAAAATGCCTATCACCGTCAGAATCATACCATATTTTATCTAAAAGTTTATTGTATACAAAAGCAACTTCTGAATCTGTTTTACCAGTAGGACGTACGTCCCATTCTGGACTGGAACCTGCAACATTAGAAAGCACTTGCTCCACAGCAGGTCTAATTTTATTATTAGCTTCAGGAGGTTGCCCAACAGATACTAGATAATCTTTTTGAGATTGCGTTAATTGTAAACCTAAATAAAATTCTTCATCTTCTGCCATCTGAAACTTGTGTTCTTCGGCTGATGATTGATAATAAATATACTCTTCATTTACGTCGGATGGTTTTAAATCATCAAGACGTATGTTTTTTAGACTTATCATGTTACTATATATTACCTATAAAAATCTATATTATGCAAATATAGTTTTGCCAGTTTCCCAGTCAACACCACGAAAGTTAGAAGTACCTTTATACTCTACTCCATCTTCATCGTATCCATGACGAGGAGCGTATATATCATCTATTGCCCATCGCAATGCATCTAGTGTATCTTTTTTAAAACTACCATGCTCTTTAAAGTTTAGAAGCTCTTGTTCAAGCTCCCAATGATTGTCCATTAAGAACATTGCACCACTTGCAAAATATGGTTGAAGTTGTTTAATCCTATAATATTTACTTTTAATAGCTTTTTTAGGATTAATATTATAAAACTTACCTTTCTTTTTAGATTCACGCATCATATAGTCAGACAACATAACATGACCTGTTTCTTCAATATTAATAAGTTTTGGTTTATAAAATTCTATCATTTCAAATAATTTATCTGCTAGATTCATTGGTGTCATTTGTCCTCTGTGATAGTCAATAACATATATATTATTATCCATATCAACAGCAATCACCATAATAACAGAAAAGTCAGCTTTAACATTTTCACTTGAAGCAGGGTCAACACCCATAAATACATTTACAGGTATATCCCATATCTCATCTTCATTCTCAACAGAAACAATAGAAAACTCGTTATCGTTTTTAAAATGACCACTCCAATAATTTATATCTTCTTTTTTAAATACACGGAAGCTGTCATCCATTGGTATATTTTGATATTCTTGATAAAAATAAGCTACATCTCCCTCAGATACTAACCTGTCTCTTTCCTCTACAAGCCATTTATATGGTCGATAATCTTCCCACAGTACTTTAGGTTTACCATTTTTATCTAAAATTTCTTTACCACTTGCACTAAAAAATCCTGCATCGTTCTCTTGCATAATAGCTTGAAAGAACATGCTGTCCCATCCTTTAATCTTTTTTTTACCTTTTCTGTCGTATGCACGTGGTCCAGCTATACGATTAAGATACGAATCCTCGTCTACAATAGTTCCAATAAATATTAACTTAGAATCTTGTGAACCTGCTACAACTGCCCCATTTAACCAAGACCTAAATTGGTCTCTAAGTGTTTGTGTTGCTGTATTTCTTTCTCCTTCACCATCATCAATAATAGTTAGAGTAGGTCGATAGGCTCCGTACTTTAAACCACGAACCTTTTGACCTGTACCTCTGACTAGTACTTTGCAATAACTATTAGGCAAACCTTCTTCATCAAATCCTGATATAAATTCTTTTTCTTCTTTACCCCATATCCTACCTCTTCTGTCTCCAAAGAAGTATTGCAACTTTTCATTAAACTCTACTTCATTACCAATAGTTTCTAAATAAAACTTAGATTGTTTTTCTGACTCAGATATTAAAAGTACAAACTTTTCTTCTCCAAATAAAATTCTGTGCAATGGGTATATAAGATTGATAAGGGTAGATTTTGCATGACCACGAGGAGCAACAACTGCTAGCTTGTCTCCAGCATTTAATTTTAACAACTTAGCTACAATATCTTTATGAAACTGTGGGGATTTACTACGCACATGGTGATGCATAGGAAGTTCAGGGTCTCCTAATATAAACTTAGCAAAAAAGAATATATCAAGATACATTCTCTTCATTAATGCTTGTCGTTCTTCAACCGTGTATTCTAGTTGCATCTTCCTTGAGTCGTTTAATTCGTAAAATCTCAGCGCTGAGATAGACACAAGCATCAAGTAGTTCCTCTAATGCTTCTTGTGTATATTCTCTTTGGTCATTTACAGGAACATCTTGCTTGTATTTCTTTTGACCTATATCAAGTCTATTTGAAATTAGCTCTTTAATTTCTTGATTGACACCTTTTTTTTCTTTTTTTTCCATTTTCTTACTTTCCCTAATGTAGTTTTTAGACGAGAACTACCATCTGTGAACTTTGCTTGCCCTGTAGAGTACAGCTTACGCATCTCCAGCTCCTGTTATATATTTTTCATAATAATCTAAACGTGATTGCAAATCGTCATTCTCTTCTAATATACTTAAAATAAACTCATTAAGCTTTGGTTCCACTAATAAATCTTTTCCATCTAAATTTATTACACCAGCTTTAGAGTCATCAATCTCAACTGATATCATCAACTTGGGTATCTTGCGCTTCAAGTACACCATCAATTCCTTTGTTCTTAACAATATGCATCAACTTACCGATATCTTTATCAGAAAGTTCTTTACGTGCTTCTGCTAATAGCTTCTTATCACCATCTGAAATCATGATAATGTTTTGCGTCTTTTCTTCTTTTTCTTTCTTAGAATGACCCAGCAAATCAGACACACGATTTAAGGCATTTAGTTTAGCTACACCAGAGCCTGAATCTACAAGGTCTTTGTATTGTCTGGCAACCCAATCATCATCCATACCATGTTCTAATAAGGTTTCTCTTATGTTCATGTTAATCCTATCAACGATATGTTTTTTGCGTAAAATTCTAAGACCTCTTTTAAGTGATTGTTTTGGATTGTTGTCGCTGAAAGCGTATGTATATGCATCAACGATGGATTCTGTATTGAACTTACCGTTCTTGTCCAGTTTTCCATTTTTGGAAATATAGTCTGCGAACTGTTTTTGAAGTGTTGTAGCTGGTACATCTCTGACATACTGCTTGTTGAGGTCATCTTCTCCTCCCCAATCTTTTTGTCTGAGTGCATAGATTTTTTTTCGGTAGGTTGGTGTCTCTCCATAACCTGTGCGTATAAAAGTAATCGGTTTGCGCTTCCCAGTAAAAACCCTTTTACGCCTTCCAATAACTTTAATAACCTTACTATCATGAGTCCGTATCCAATCACCAATCTTTGCATTACGCCAGTTTTCGACTGTTTCAATTCCAACAGCTTTAATCTCATCGAGTTCATACTGTTCAAACTCCTTTCCTTTACAGGTTACTATCACTTAAAATGGTAACTTTTCTTCTTTTTCCTCTATCTTGTAGCTGACATATTCCATGCCCTTTGCTGACTGCTTCTTCCAACCTGCTACATTGTATACAATACCATTAATTTTAAAAGAGCCTGTAAAGTCTGGTTGGTTTTCTTTTTTCTTACCAGCATTAGTAAATATTGAGCCTGTCATGTCTTTTTGTTCATACGCCATAATAATTCCTTTTTTTCTGTTTAGGTGGTATAAACCTAAGGTTTATAAACCTTAAATACAAACCTTATATTAATAAATCTAATATAGTCCTAACTAAACCTTAGGTTTACATGCAGTCGCAATAGCAGTGCTATGCGATGGCAATAGGGTCGCTATGCGAATGCTATACCTTTGTAGAAAATGGGGTAAAAAATTTATGGAGGGTACATATATATACGGCGTCCCCGTCGATAACGGTTTCACATTACTAATATGCGTTGACCTGACTTTTTTTCTGTGCATAGAACAGCTCATAACGCTCAAGCTAGCTCAATAATAAATAAACGCTTGGAATCGCTAAAACTTCACCCTTAATATATATCAGCCGAAAAACACGGCAAATTAACACTTAATAAAACAAAGGAAAAACACATGTTAAACACTATAACAATCAATGACAGCCAATCAGTAATAAATGACAAGCTAGCACAAGACGAACGTAACGCAATACTACTAGACTTTGAATCTGACTTTGGTTTCAGTTTAACCGACTTACCTAGTCTTGACCTACCGTTGGCTACGTACTGCGAGCAGTTACCTATAGACTATGAAAGACAAGAGGCTCTTTGTTGGCTAGAACTGTCGAAAGAAAATCCACATTGGGACTGTGAGACAGACTCTTACGACCGTTTTCTTATCTAGTTAAAAGCTAGCTCTATAAAAAAACCTCAGGCTTAATCGCTTGAGGTTTTTTTTTACCCTTAAGCGATAACCCATCGCAAATTATAACCTGAATATATTAAATAAAGCTCAAAACGTACTGAATTTAGCCGTTTTATAGTACAAGGTAAGCCTTGCTACCCCTACGACGTAAAACATCCATTTAACCCTATTTTTAAGCGTTAAACAATACACAGGGACAAAAGCCCCTATTTAACCCCCTTACGCATAGAATACCGTTTTAACGTCTACAGCTACGAGGTCGACGACGACAGCTAGTATTTAGGTTTATGGATTAAGTTACCTATGAGTAAACCTTTTATAAGTTTTATATATAGTATGAACGTAAGTGAATACTATATTAAAACTAAATAAAAGGGAACTCATGGTAACAATCCAAAACCAAATAACTAAGAGAGACGGAAAAAAAATCTTGGTCAAGGCTACAAAGGACGACGGCTTCGCCGTAAATATCATTAACAAATTTAACTCTACGAGTTCAGCTTCGAAGTTCACAAGTTCGATTAATCGAAAGCAAAGATTACAAGGCAAGCGTTATTACATAGCTTCAGCTATGCTGGTAAAAGCTAGCAAAGAGAACGAAGCCAATTTAACCGACAAGCTAAAACAGAAATTTAACGGAGGTATTTAAATGCCAAGAAATTATTACGGCAAAGATAAAGTTATTTCAAGATTTAGATTAGGCACTACAATCGACGAATTAAATGATTTGCTTAATAAATCTGTAAAAGTATTATCGAAAGCTAAAACTATCGGTATTAAAAATAGAGAATTTATATTCAATGAAATAGACGAATTGTTGTGGCTTATTGAATATAAAAGAGAGGATATGGAATGAGAAAAAACACACAGCATACAATCAGCTTAATGATTGACATGGTATTATTTGTAGCATTGTTTATGCTAGCAAGTAGTTTAATCGGTTTATCAATATACTTGGTAAGCATATTAATTAATTTATTTTAAGGAGACAGTTTAAATGATAATAGACAGTACATCATCACAAGGCAACGCTTTCTTTATCCTCGGTAAAGTAAAGCAAGTTATGAAAGAGCAAGGGCAAGATAAAGAAGTCATAGACAAAGCTTTAAATGACATGAAAAGCAAAGACTATGAATATCTATGCGAACGAGCAAGCCATCACACTTATAAAGTAATCGAGGTTATTTAATGAAAAAAGATTATACAGAAATATTTTTGAAATGGTTTATAATCATATCAATATTATGCATTTATCATTTAATCGTAGGTGCATTAGCAATTCATTTATTTAATTAAAACAAGGAACTAATATGTCATTAGAAAAAATCAAATCAAAATCACATGGATTTGTAAATCCAAACACAAATAAAATGGTCAATAATCACCACGTTATTAGCTTAGAAAATGACAAGGGTGAATCTTTAACAAGATTTTACAGTTACGGTGCTTGTGTTGTACAACTAATCGATTCAAAAATAGAACTTGATAAATACTTTTACAATTACTCACGTACAACTAGCAAGTACAGGAACATGTTTTTAGACCTAGACAGTAAACAAATAACCAAGAAAATAGCTAGTGGTGAAATCGAGCTAGCAAATCTAAATTAATTATTAGTGTATGTAACAAAGTGAATACACTATTAATTAATAATAACAAACCGAATTGGAGGACAATTTGAAAGACCGAAATTACTTTGAAAGTTTAACGACGGCTGAACTAAAGCAAAAAGCGATTCAGAAATGCAAAGATAATGGACAGAAATCATCGTGGGTACAAACGGTAAGCAACGAGAATCGTATTAGATTTTTGCTTGGTAACGACAAGCCAAATGATGATTCATTACCGACTAGCTTACCGAAAATGCAGGAACACAACGCTACAACTAGCACCGAGACTACTAGCAAGACAGTTGCACAGCCTAAGGCAGGTAGCATGGAATCGATGATAGTTGACGCTGTAGCCGACAAGATAAAGAGCGAGGTTACCGATGATGTTATGGAACTAGCCGTCGGATTAGAATCACATGTAACAGAAATGATTGAGAAAGCCGAAGAAATGGTGAAGCCTGTCAATATTCAAATAAAAGACAAGCCGACCATTACCATTACCGAGGATATGGTACATCCTAAATTCTCGGAAGTGTTTGAGGCTTTATACTACAAGCAGTTGGTTTGTATGGTTGGTCCAGCAGGCACAGGAAAAAGCACGCTTGCCAGACAAGTCTGGGATAAGCTAGCACCGACTATTGATATGACAGAAAATGATTTCCAATACATAGGATGTTCAGCAGGGTTGTCTGAAGCTCAACTATTAGGTAAGATGGACGCACATGGTAAATACCATACAGGACTTGCCGTCGACAAGTTTGAGAATGGTGGTATCAATGTTTGGGACGAAGCCGACGCTATGGATGGTAATGCAGGGCTTATTAGAAATGCTATGCTTGATGGACAAGGTTACATAGCTGTACCGAACAGAACACAGAATCCACTTGCATGGAAGCATGACAACTATTACGACGCTAGCATCATGAATACCTTTGGTGATGGACAAGACTTTGCATACTCAGGACGTGGACAGCAAGATTCGGCAACTCTTGACAGACTTGGTGACGTAACCATATTTATCGATTATGACAAAGGCTTAGAGAAAAAGCTAGCGAATGATGATAAGTGGGCAAAAATGCTATGGGAATTGAGACGACGCATGAATAACGAACATATTCATGAACGTATCATAAGCTCACGTAGGTTCCACGACGCTAATGTATGGAATCAAGCAGGCAAGTCAACCAAGTGGTACTTGGAACGAATTACTACTTCATGGACAGTAGAAGAATTAGACAAAATCAACTTTAGAGGATTAGTTAATGAGTACAGATAGATTTGGAATTATAAGTTTCGACTCAGTTAAACACTTGCAATCAGAAATTGTAAAGAATAATTGGGAACTAGCTCGTGAAAATGGTGATTCATGGACGTGGGGCAAGCATTTCACAGAAAAAGACGAACACTTGCAAGCACTCAATCATGGACGTACTACGTCAACACTACTCACGCAGTATAAAAAAGTACGCTCGTTACTTGAACGTAAGATACAAGTTTCCAAGTTTCAAGGCTTGGGTCTTTCATGCAAACGTAAGCGTAGATATATGGATGATGGAGACGAAGTAGATATTGACAGGTTTCTAGCAAACTCTGATAATGCATGGGTAACTACCAAGCGTAACAGAAAAACCAAGAATATCCGAATCGGTATTAACTTTGGATTATCAGCAGGAAACAATGAAGCTAGCTTTGGTAGGCTGGTAGGTGCTGGTGCGTATATATCAGATGTGCTTACCAAGATGGGTTATGCTACCGAAATAATAGGAATATGCTACACTTCATGTCCATCTACCCCTAAAAAATATGATAAGACATGCACGATGATTACATTCAAGGGCAGTAATGAAAGGCTTGACGTACAGCGCATATTATCTATGGGTCTCACAGGCTTGCTTAGACATGAAATATTCAAGGTACATCACTCGTATTTTGGATATATGGGTAGCATGGGTATGCAAGCAACTGTAACGGATGAACACAAGCAGGAACTCAAGCTAGATTACATCATAGAACAAGCGATTATAAAAGATGACACAAAATTACAAGACAGTTTTGAAAAAGCATTGCATGACATAGTAGAAAAACGTGATGCTAAAACATGGGAATGGGTATAGATTTTATTTAGTAATGTAATGATAAATAAAATATATATCCCCCTCAAACCAAAGGAGCGACATTGAAAGACAAAATAACACAAGAAGATTATTGCAATGATATGGCAGTATGTTTTTCTTTATTTACGAACATACTAAACTTCTTCCTAGAAAACATTACCGATAAAATAGAGGATAATGAAAAACGCAGGATGCTATCAGAGGTAATAGGTAGCATGCATCACATGTGGACAGAAAAATCTGTTATGGGTAAAGATGCTAGCAATGGAAGTAAAGTAGCACAGCATAGTATTGATGAAATGTTTCAAGAAATAGCAAAAGATTGTGAGCTTATTACAAATAAGCAAATAATACGATTTGAGCATAAAAATACAGATGATGGACACACAACGACTGTTATGATTGGAACACCTAAAGATAAAGACGACAACATACCAACACACATAAATAATGACTTAGGAGCAACAGCATGAGCAAAAACAAACAAGGATATGAAAAGGTTCTATCCGAAAAAATAGAGAACCTTACTAATCAAGTAAATGAACTAGCTAGCAATGAAAAAACGATAGTTAGCACACTTAAATCACATGGAGATGCTTTGATTGATATGTCAAAAAGCATAGAGCGTGTAGCTAAGTCTGTGCAAGAATTGTTAGAAGTTGTTAATATTATTTACAAATCAAAATAGGAGAAAAGTGATGACCGAGAAAATCAAACCACTAACACAAATACAAAAAAAGTACCTCAAAGAACGAGTCGATGATATAGTCAATTCTTTTAACAGGCAAATGGAAAGAGCAGATGACGATATAAAACCACCTTTAATTGAAGAAAATAAGACTCTGTTTAAAGCTCTTAAAACAGGCGACCTCGATTGGATTCATGACACACATATTGTTAGCATGATAAAAACCAAAGTCAATCAAGGGGATTTTAGTACGTATTACTCTAATAGAATAGGTACTGTAGAGCTGTCATTGATAGATTTGATTGTAGGTGTAGATGATTTTGCTAGAAAACGAAAGGAGATAGCAAGCGCACAAGAAAAAGCTAAGCGTGAGATAAAAAATCAATATCGCTTGAAAGCAGAAACTCTTACAGATAAAGCTATTTTAGAAGGTACAGACATATCAGAGCAAATTGATATATTTAGAATAGAATGCAACAAAGCTGTTGAGCAGTTTGTTCAAGAATGGAAGCACGTAGATACTTGGGAAAAAGAAGGTAACGAGATAAATATGGCTGATGCTAGCGAAATAATGTCCTAGAAATCAAAGAGGGTGGGGGTGCTAGCGAAAGCACCCCCTTTTTGTTCAACCGAGAAAGTAAGAGGAATGTGAACAATATTAGACTCTGTAAATTATGTTGCATATTTGATGGTTGCAATATATTTTATATAAAAAAAACTAGGATTATATCTATGAAGTTAAGTAAATTAAATAAATATGAACAATTCTCAATACCAAGTATTAAGAAAAATGGAGTTGTTTTAGAGCATGGATTAGGTAGTACTCACGTTATGTATTATGATTGTGAAAAAGAAGATAAGATGGGTAATATAACAGGTTATGCTAACATTAAAACAAGAATATCTTTAGATACAGAGGTAATTAGACATGGAAAAATTGACAATAGTATTCGACAAAAAACCGAAAAGTCTTAGTAATAAAAAAACTATTATATCATTTCTTGAAAGACATGGTATAGATTATAATTTTAAAACAGTATCTTCTCATGATGATACAGTAAAGTGCAATAAGTGTGGTACAGTCGATTATGAAAATTCTGATTGTGATGAATGTATTAAAAATACAGTAGGGGAAGTATATTATATGTAAGTTTATGGCAAGCGTTATTTTTTTTATATAACATGTCCTCCTTTGTTAAGTGTAGTTACCTTAATAATGTTTGCCATAAAAATTTCAACCAAAAGAGAAAGGAGTATCTATGCCTGTAAATATACAAGGTAAAGAATACGCAACAGTAAATGAAAGAGTAGCAGAGGCTCATGAAAAGTGGGAAGGCAATCTTTCCATAAGAACACGAGTACTCGAATCAATAGACGGATTCGTAAGAGTAAAAGCTACTATCAAACACACTAATGATGCAGGAACTCATGTATTTGTAGGTCATGCAGAAGAGCAAATAGGTTCGTCGTTCATTAACAAAACTAGCGCACTTGAGAATGCAGAGACAAGTGCAGTCGGACGTGCATTGGCTTTTGCAGGATTCTCAACGGATGCTAGCATAGCGTCAGCAGATGAAGTTGCTAACGCAATGATAAGTCAAAATAACACCCCTTCCACAGCTCCAAGCAACAGCACAACTCAAGCTAAAGAGAACTTAGAATTTGACGCTTCTGAACTTGATGGTATTGATTGGAATGTTGAAAGAGAGAATGAAATTACCTTTGGTAAATACAAAGGAACTGCTTGGAAAGACATCAATGATGGGTATTTATCTTGGTTAGCAGGCAAGAAAGATGGCAAGAACGCACATTTAGCTGACTTAGAGCAAACCTTTAGGATAGTTATTGAGGCATCTCAAGAATCTAAAGAAAAGGTTAAAGAAGAGCCTAAAGGTGAGGTAAAACCTATATCTGAAATGACTAAAACTTTTGAAGAGGAGTTGTTTGATTGATGAGTAGACTTAAAAAAGCTGAGAAAAAATACGGAACTCAAATGAATTCTGTTCCAAAATTTTCACACACTAGACAAGCAAGTCAAGATGCTATATTTGGTGGTAATGGAAAGGTGGTGGGTGTCATTATTGATGACACCTTCCACAAGCGTGTATATGCTAGCAAGCATTTCTTACGCAAACCACCTGCGATAGCATTTGATAAATCTAGCATAGAAGAAGCTGTTAAAAAAGGTGCAAACAAAATCATGATACATGACAAGGAATCTAAAAAAAGATATCAAACTAGCATGTCTGATTTTAACGAAGGTTCTTTTGAGTTTGACAGAGGGTTTGGAAAGCAAGTAGGTTTAAGTATAGATAAATGGTCTATTCTTGACCCAAATCAAATAAAACTATTTAACAGCTAACATAAATTAGGGTAAGAGTCTTAATTGAATTAATTTAAATCGTGGGTCAGAGGAGTGGCTTGCATTTAAATTAGTGATATTGGGGTGGCGCTCTTACCCTAAAATAAAAGGGATATTATGGGAAGAAAACAAAAGCAAAAAGGCAATAGGATAGAACGTAAAATTGTTGCTATCTTACAAGAAAATGGATTTAAAGATTCTAAAAGAACATGGGGAAGTAGTGGCAGGAGTATGGGGCTAGACGATGAGGTTGATATTGTTATGCAAGATGGTTTGTACTTACAGGTAAAAGGAAGAAGAAAGCTAGCAAATTACATAAGACCAAAAGAAACTGTGATAGATTCACAAATACTTGTAGAAGATAGAATGGAACCTTTAGCAGTAATATCTTTTAATCAATATATGGAGTATGTTAAATTAAGAAATGAAAAAGAAAGAACTTGAAGAAAGAGTTGAGCAGTTAGAAATTAAGCTAGCTCAAGCAAATGAAGTAGTTCAATTTGTATTAAACGTAGTACAACTATGGAGAAATAAAAAAATTGGAAACTTAAGAGGCATAAATACAATTAGTAAAGTATTCGTAGAGAAAGAAAAGGAATCAAAATGAAAATACATTTAGACCCAACTATAATGCAATCAAAAACAGTTAGTAAATTAATTGAAATAATAGAAGATTTGTCAATAGAAACTAAAAGACTTTCGAGAAGTAATGCAAAAGGTAGTGAATCTACTAATCTATTAATTAAAAAAGCTGATTATGTTATTCATGCTAGAGAAAAAGAAATAGCACGAGTACACAATCTTAAAAGAAGAGGCTCTTTAAACAACTTTTATGCAAATGATATTTAATGGTAAAAAAATAAAAGAGGGTGATTTAGTAACTTATGTTACAGGTCATAATATGAAAGGTTCTTTAGATTACGAATTTGGTAAAGTTAAAAGTTTTTCAAAGAGTGGTGTAATATTTATAGAGACTTTAAAAAACAAGAGGTTAACAGCAATTAGACAAGAGGAGTTAGTGAATGTTAAAGGAAAAGAAAGAGAATAAATCCCCAGCGTTTCAATTCTACGCACGTGATTTTTTAACTGATATAAACGTACAGCTTATGAGCATGGAAGAGAGAGGTATTTACATTACCTTGCTAGCTTTTTCATGGCTTGAAAACGGTGTACCAAATGACATGTCTGTTTTAAGTCGCTTGTGTGGTAATCCATCTAAGTTTGAAGAGTCAATGATAAGTGTAATGAATTGTTTCTATGAATTAGATGGAAGATTATACAACAAAAGAATGGAATCGATTAGACTTGAGCAAAAAGAAAAACGTGTAAAAGCGAGTGAGGCAGGCAAAAAAGGTGCGAAGATAAGATGGCAATCGGATAGCAAGGCTATAGCAACCCCAATGCCATCGCATAACTCTGCTACTGCAACTGCTACTTCAACTACAACTGCATCTACTACTACTAAAATTCCATACGACAAAGTCGTTGCAGAGTATAATGGTATTTTAAGTGATAGTTTACACAGGGTTCAAAAGTTAAATAGCTCAAGAAGAAGTTTAATTAAGCGTATGTGGAACGATAATCCTAAACTTGAGTACTTTATAGCATATTATAAAAAAGTAAAGCAGACACCATTTTTATTAGGAGATAATAATAACGGATGGACTGCTGACTTTGACTTTTTACATAAAGAAAAAACGGTAATTAAAATTGAAGAAGGTGCATATAAACGCAAAGAAAAAGATACTAGCACGTATTTTAAACCGAAAGAGTATATATTTACTTGCGCTGAACATAGAGATGTAAAGCGTAAAGGAGAAAGAAATCTATATGTTTCTTGTCCTAAATGTGGTCAGCGTTTAGTTGATGAAGATAAATTAGTAATGGATGATTTTACAAAAAAGGTAATGTAGGTATAGGTACTGCTTTACCTGCAATGTTAAGCTAGCATGTCTGGGTCAACAGCTTCGATAAACTTTCCCACCGTTCCTTTACCACCTGCGTTATAATACTTTACCCAATACTCAGCTTGACCTTCTAAGTCGCTAGCTTTAGGAAGTCTTTTAGGAACCCTTCTATATACTAGCCTTGCCATACATACAGCAAAAGCTATGTTTGTAGTTAATAGCTCTGTGCATTCTTCTTTTGTAGGTATTATTTCTTTGTATTTATTATCAAGATTGCAAGCATCTATAACGTCATACCACATTGGCTTTCTATATCTAAGATAGTTTTCAAATATATCAAAAGCTGTATCGCTTTCAACTTGCCAAAAAGAACGAGCTATCTTGCTAGGATATTGCATAATCGCTCTGTAACCAGACTCTACCAGACCTGTGTTAAATATTAATGAGCTAGCATCATCAGAATACATACTTATTCTGTGAAGCGTAGTATCAATAATTTCTTCTACGTCTCTATAAAGATTCTTTAAGTAACTTTTTCTTTTTTTTGAGTTCACGTTTATACCTTTTTATAGCTTTAGTTTTTTTTCTTTTTTCTTGCTTACGTAGTTTAGCTTCTCTATTTGGCATTTGCTAGCTTTTTTTGCTTCTCTTCCAAAGTAGGTAATCTCTACCTTCGTAAGGTTCAAATATAGTTGTAACTAATCTAGGGTCATCGTCATCGTATTGAGGGTCTATAATAGTTACAGGACATTTAAATATGTTTTGGTCAGGTAATCCTTTCTCTTCTGCATATCTATCCATTTCTTTATAGCTAGCAATCCGTAAAGCATGTGATATCAAACCACTTGCAGGGTCTTTTAGCACTTGATATCCACTTACGTGCGTATGTCCTGCTGTAAGTACATGGTCTCTCCAACCCATTTGTATAGCTTTCGAAATACCATGAGCTGTATTCCACATTGAATGACCTGCAAAAGTGTGTCTAGCATTAATCCTAACTTGTTTTTTGTTAGGAAATATAAGGTTCATTCTTACACCATTGTTGTTAAACAGACCTGTGCTTTGACTTACTATCCATTCTAAAGGGTCGCCTGCACCACTCCATGCATCGTGATTACCACCAACTAAATACAACCAATCAACTTTAGTTATAAAATGCTCAGTCAATCTCCACGATTCTTTAGCTGAAGTAGATTGCTCTCCATATAATCGTGCTAGCCTACCAATCCAGTTGTTTTGATTATCACCTATATTACCACCAAACATACCTTCAGTATTTTGAACTAAATCGGCGTGTGCTAGCAATTCTGCTATGTTTGTTCCATCATCGTCAATATGAGGGTCGCCAAAATGAGCTATGCCTATTGGTCCATCGAGGTTAATCTTGACGTTTATTAAGTGTTGTTTGTTTTTAGCTTTGTTTTTAAGGGCAAACTTTTTAATTCTATTTTCAATTAAGTCGCCTATAGGCTCATTACCTGTTGGATAATCTTCTACAGTAAAATCATCGGTAAGAGTTTCTTGCTTTACAATAGCTTTCCATTTCCTTATAGTTCTAGGATGAACTCCCATAACTTCGGAGGCATATCTGTTATTGTACTTTTTAGCTAGCTCAGCACCCTTTTTATAATCTTTCATGCCAAACTTACTGTTGGATTTTCTCATGGTCGCTCCTATGAGATGCAATAATTACGCACACTTACGCATGCTAATTATTTACTTTTTATCTAGGACTTTGCCTAATACTTCCTCAAACACGCTGTAAACAGCGTTAATGATTTTAGCTTCAGTCTTTTCATTTATAAAAGGAATGTCAACATGCTTGTTTAACTCTTTTATAATTTCTTCTTTGTTATCATTATTGAATAAATATTCTTTTATTAAACTACCTAACATTATATATCCTTATTTTACTTTTTGATATTCTTTATATTTAATTAACAGCGTAAATATACCAATAAATACACCTACAATCATACCAATAAATTGAACTACAGGGGAAAGTCTTTCTATTAATGGAAACATAGAGCCTCCTACGCTTGAAAATACACCTAAAATAGGGTATTTAGATAATAATTGTTCCATTTTATGCATTTCTCACTTTTTTAGCTACTTTTTTAGAGTATTTTGCTTTGAATTTACCTTTTTTGCTAGCTTGTCGTTTGCGTTTATTAGTAGATGCTTTTTCAGATTTAGATAAACTTTTTCTAACTGACTCAGGTAAATACCTTCCACGTTTAGATTTTGATTTTTTTTCATCACCTTTAGTTACGTAGCCCCATTTTTGTTTTGTCCATTTTTTTAGACTTTTTTGACTTTTAGCTAAAGTCATTTTTGTTTATAGCCTCCACCTTTTGATTTGTATGTACGAGCTAGCAACTGGGCTTTTCTAGCAGACCATTTTCCAGCAGGACCACCTTTAGAACCAGCCAATATTCTACGAAACAAGTTAGCACGCATTGTAGGTTTAGTATAATTGCCTGCTTTGTTTACTGTAGATTTTTTTTTAGTAGGCATAGCTGATTGTCTTTTTCTTTTTCTTTTTACTGTTAGAAGTAGATTTTGGTTTAGGTGCTGTTGATTTTTTCTTTTTCATTTTCATTCTTTAGCCTTTGCCTTTCTTTTTTGCTTTGAACCTCTACCATTTCCTAGTTTAGCTTCAATGTAATTTAATTGGTCAGTAACTTCATCGTTAAGTTCTTGAAATTTATCTACCATATCGTTTTTAGCATCTATTAATTTAATTATAATAGCTTGTAAATCGTCTATTTTTTTATTTAATTCACCTGTCATCCACTTAAACGTAAACCACAATATACCAGCACAAAGTCCAGCAAATCCAAGTTCTGTCCAATTTTCAATCATTACTTACCAACTGCTTTTTTTGCTTTATTATGTGATTGCTTAAAAGTTTTACCTTTTCTCATTTCAGAAGCCATCATTGACAAGTGTTTTTTAGTGTGATGAACTTTGTGTTTCTGCATTTGTTTTTTCTGCATTGCACTTAATCCATTAAGGTTTACATTTTTAAGATTCTTTGCCATACTACCAAGGCCTTCCTGTTGCTCTTGTTGGTGTTTCCTGCTCTGCAATTTGTGCGTCTAAACTTGCTTCAATATCTGCAAGCCTATCTGCACCTATTTTAGCTTCTACCCATTTTTTTACATCATCTTCTTTAATGTCGGCATAAGCTGTAAAGTTATCAGTATCTGGTGCATCTAAACCTACTGTGCCAATGTTTGATGCAGAGTAAGTTTTAGCATCATCGCCTTCGCCTACTGTTTTATTTTTAATAAACGAATAGTGAACTGTCTTACAAACGTCAGATAATCCATCTTCGCTTATTGCTCTATCAATAGTGTTAATTTTAGTTTCCACTTTTTTCTTCTTTCTCTTCAGTCAAAGCATTTTTAAGGGCTTCAATAAAAGATTGCCTTCCAAATTGCAACTGCTGAAGATTAAATGTTGTTGTATCAATTTTTCTGTTTAGGTCTGCAATATGATTAACCATAACTTTTTGGTCATCAGTCATTGAGTCAATATCATACTCTTTTCCATCAAGGTTTAACATTGGGGCATTTTCTTTTTTATTTTCTTTATTAGCCATTTTATTTCCTTATCTTCTTTTTAATCCTAATTTTTCCATTAGGGTTTTGTTTTCTTCTTCAAGTTTCTGTATATGTTGCGATTCCATTCCTTCAACGCTAGCACTTAACACAGTAACTTTATTTTGTAAATCTTCAATTTTTCTTTGATGCTCTGCAAATTGCATTTGAGCTTGATACCAAGAGCCAGTAACCACCATAATTAAGAAACCTACTTTTATTAAC